ACCACTCTATCACCATACATCTTATCCATCAACTCTGGTAAGAATCCACGCACATCTTTTCTATACTGTGCTCCATTAGCACATGTTGCATATTCTGGATTAAAGTCTGTTACCTCTCGATTTAAGATCCTTTCAACGCTCGAGCTGGGATGCTTAGTTTCCCTGATGGTCTCTGGGGAAATGTTGTACTGCATAATAAGATGAGGATACAGGCTATTAAGGTCAAAAGAGACCACCCAATCATAGCGTCCTGGTTTCGGTTCCTTGACATAAGCACCTGCGTATTTTTCGTTCTTTTGAGATCTATTCTTAGGAGGAATTACTATATTCCTCTTCTTCAAATAGTTATAAATGATGGTATCCCACATCCGAACCTGATAGAATACATCATTATAATTAACCTTGGCATCATATGCCATAGTCAATGCAAGTTCAATCAGTTTCATCTTGTCTTCCAGACGGTCAACAAGTTCAACGTCAATTATATTATACTCAATAAACTTCTGCCAACCCTTTGTGTAGAAATCCTTGAATGTATCAAACTCAGAGTGATCTAATTTCTTCTGTCCCAGTTCTACTTGTGCAATATAATCTAATCGATATGACTCTTGTGCCTTATAAGTAAACTTCCTATAAAGGTTTATATAATCTAACTGAGTAACTCCACCCACATCAAATGTGATATGAGTTCTTCCCATCTTTACAATCTCACCCTCACTCACAAGTCCCCAAGGTGAAAATCTCTTCATCAACTTCTCACCAAGAACCCTTTCAAGTCTCTTACAAATATAAGGTATATCAAAAAATTCTATATTCCATCCAGTAATCACATCTGGAACATCTTGCATCCAATAGTTTATGAATGATGTTAGAAGCTCATACTCTGTTGGGCAGTGATGATAGGTTACATCCTTCCTATTATTCTGAAAGGGTTTACTTCCCCAAGTAATGATCTGCTTAGTTGTATAGTCTTGGATTGTGATTGCCAGAATCTCTTCGACGCACGATTCCACATTAGGGAAACCTTGCTCAGACGTAGTTTCAATATCCAAAGTAACAAGCTTAATTTGAGATATGTCAAACTTGATTTCATCCTCTGGGTATTTCTCTGAAATATATTGGTAAATATATCTGTCATTCCCGTAAATCTCAAAGTTCTCAATCTCATCATACTTCTTATAGAAGTCACGACAGTCCCGTACCGTGCCTGGATTAATTGCTTCAACTGATTCTCCACTTAACGTTTTATATTTAGTCTTAAGATTCTTTTTAGATTTGACAAATAGAGTCGGAAAGAACTCATCACGATGTTCATACCTTCTACCATTTTCAACTCCTCGGACCAAGAATTGGTTTCCGATTAGTTGAACGTTGGTGTAGAATTTCATTCTGTAATGTCTTGATATTTTTCAAGTAAGGTGGGTGTTGGATCTACCAACGTAAGTATCTTATCAGATCCCATCATAAGTGTCGAGTCTTTTGTATAACCATTTAAAAAAGGCTCAAGGGTTTGATCTGAAGTGACTGTAAAAGGATTGATAAGTTTACAGTCGGGTTGTCCTATATCGACTGTCCCGACTTCTTCAATCTCACTAATCAGAATCTGTTGATTCGACAGTGCTAGAATCTTGATTATCTTGTCCATTAGTTTGTTCAGGTGCTTGAGTTTGTTCTCTATTACTTGGTAAATTAGGTGGTTCAATTGATACCATTCCACTCTCAGTCATCCCTACATCTTCCATGTACATAGTTTTAAGGGCATCAACAGGAGCAGTTTGTGTTAATATTACATCCATTGGAATACAAATTGGATCAGTTTTGCATAAAGGCAACCAAGGGGTTAATGTAACTTTATAACCACTTTTCTTTACACTACCTTTTGAAGTTTTTGGTTTCTGGGTTGAACATTCAACAATACATGGTCTAGTAAATTTATATCCTATTTGGTATTTTGGATCAGCATCTCCAATTTCTTCTGAACTTAATAAATCTTGAGTCCAAGCTATAATTTGTTCTCCAGATTTTAAAACAGATAATTTTATTCCTGCTTTTGATGGATGATTTGTCATTGTTTATTTAAATCCTCAATAGTATTGTAACAATAAAAAAGGGGATAGTCAAGACCCCCCCCCTGAGTAATTTATTTAGATGTAATCTTTTCTACTATGATGCTCTGGAACTATCTTGTTTAATTCCACTGTGAGGAGTCCGTCAACAAACTCGACGGATCCAACCTTCGTATCATCGGTGACCGTCCAGACCCGTTCAAAAGACCGTTGGGCCAGTCCTTGATGGACAAACGTTCTATCATTTTCTGATTCTTCTTTCTTGCCTTGGACATGTAATTTTCCAAACTCCGTGAAGACTTTGAGCTCATCTTTCTTGAACCCCGCAAGGGCGATTTCGAGTTTCGACTCATGATTGTTTAATTGTATTAAATTATATGGTGGGTAATTAGATTGTGGAACATCTGAATTAAAGAAACTATTCAGATAGTCATCCATTCCTATGCTGTTCTTAGTAATCTTATCGAAAAGATCTGGAAGATTAGCAGCATGGTATCTTGCTAGTGTGTTCATGGTTCTCCTTATTAAGCGAGTGTGAATTGTGTACCCCGAAGGCGTACATTACTATTTAACCATGTAACATAAAAAAGGGGGATGTTGAATCCCCTAATCTTTTATTCGGTTATCACAATCTATTCAACACCTCCATAAACATTGGCATATCCAAAAGGTCTTTTAGGAAAAGTATTAAAGGATAAACTAATTCTTGGATCTTCTAATTCATTTATACCAACACGATGTCTTAAAGTACTGGGAAATAATAACAAATGTCCATTCATTGCAGTAACTTTGATGTTGGGATAGATATGTTTATAATGTTTTCGTGGATCATCATGTCCCTCATCACCCAATTTTAAAGAAAAATATTCATCAAGACGTTCAAATTCTATTGGATTTCCGTTTTCAGGATCTACATCTAAATAAAAAACTCCACTTAAATAACTATTTGCATGAATATGTGAAGGATGGCCACTCCACTTTTTCAAAATATTAACCCAAGATTGAGTAATTTGAACTTCATGCTGACTACCACAGACTTTTATTAGATAGTGTTTAATACATTTATCAATAAATTCCTTTAATTCTTTAAATTCAGGAATATTATGCAATACTTTACTTTCTTCACTTTGAACTAAACCAGCTTCCAGATCTGAAAAAGGCACTTGTAATGCCCTTTTTTTCAAATCTTCAACATCATCACTATATTTAAATACCAATATAGGTGGAGTTGCAAATGGCTCAATAATAAAAGGATTTTCAAAAGATTCTAATTCTTTTTCCTCAGTAGTTTCAACTTTAGTTTCTTCAGTCATTTAATAATTCCTCATTTTTTAAAATAATTTACATCCAATACTCATCTAGTACTTCTAGTACATTAGTAAGTACACGAGAGGCAGCACCTCTTTGTCTTTCATCCCACTCAGGATACCATGCCTTACAATCAACTCCGTTTTTCATTCTAGTGACTTTAGCCACCATTTCCACTTTGTCTAGACGACCATTCATTCTTCTTGAGTTTTTCCTTTCTTACCTATATTATACTTTTGTTCTAGTTCCCAGTCGCCTTTATCTTTGTATGACAACACTTTAATTTGATTTAAAGGTGCAATATCAGCAATAGATTCTGCTTTTACTACAGAGATAAGGCCCCAATCAGCAAGTAAGCGAGTAATACGATTTCGACGCTGTACGTCATTAGAAGTGAGATTAGCATGTTTACCGTCCAGTGCAAATAGCTCTTTAAAATGTACTATATAATATCTTCCTTGTTTGTGCAAGATATGGCAACTTTGGTAAAGTTTCTTTTCTTTTCTTGATGCTACACCAATTCTTGTTAATGTCTCTCTAACCTTTAAAAAGTCATCAGGTTCATTGAGAGTCACTTCTACCATCTGGTCTTGCGACCAATTTACTTGTGGTTCCTGTGTAGAAGAAGTAGTCATTTCGATCCTCCAGTGTCAAGTCGTTGTTTAATAAATTTAATTTGTTCAGGGGTTAATATTTTCAAAGCATTAGATGCTTTTTCGTTACTATAACCATAGTATTGTTTAATGATTTCAAGGTCTGTGACTTTTTCCTTTCGGAGCCAGGGACTAAATCTCTTCTTTTTCCTAAGTGTATTTAGATAAAAAGAATATTGCATGTCTTTATCTAGAAATGAATACTTGTTCATTTCATTCGCAAACATAATACAATCAAGATGTCCTGATAAACAACGATTGATAATATAAGGAGGATAGTTTTTTATCTCTGATGGATCTTCTTCAATAAGATTGTCCTTATTGAAGTTGATAGAATTAAGCCAATCTTTTAGTTCAGTCATTTTGGTAATTTTCTATTGAAGTTCCAATAATCAAATTTCTGCCACATATAATAGATTC